GTGGTCACGTTCTTCCAGCATTGGCTCAACGAGCGCGAACTGCGTGACTGCAAGGACTTCCTCCCTCCGTTCAGAAAGGCGGCCGAGGGGCTGGGGCTGAAGGGCCTGGAGCCCGCCCAGTCGACCTATTTGGCCTGGTACTACGGGAAGCGGAAACCTCAAGGCGACTTCCGCAGGGTGATCGTCGCCATGACCAACTACAGCATCGACACGCTGTGGACGGAGGTCCCCGAGGGAACCACGCCGGACTTCGCCCCGCTAGCTGGCACGTCGTCCACTGCACATGCCAAACCCGGCATGGACCTGAGAGACATGAAAAGGAGCGGCGAGATGGCCGTTCGACGTGCGAGGCAGTATGTTCTCCACACGGATCGGGACAGGCTGGGAGAGAACACGCTCCCCTTGCTTCACGACCAGGTAGCGCAGCTCGTTACCGACTACCCCCGGGTTCCCCTCTCGGAGATCTGGGACTCCCTCCTGGACGTTCAGGACGAGATCATCTGCAACCTGGAGACCGGTAAGCACCGGCCGTCTCAACTCCGCGACCTCAACTTCATGGCCGCTATCACGGCGTTCCTCGTGGCCAAGGGCTTCAACGACATGGAGGACCGCGACCAGGCGCGGACGATGAGTCTCCTAGCTGCGGCATTCGCCAAGGACGCCGAACACACGGGACTCATGGCCCTCGTCAGTGGACTCCAGTCCCTCATCGAGTACTGGGCGGACCGACCCGGCGACGCCCTCTTCTACGCCCAGAAGGGCGCGGCCCTTGCCATGGACCTCCGAGGCACGGTCAGCCTGTGGCTCCATGGCCTCCAGGCACGCGCGGCAGCCGTCCTCGGCGACAACGAGACGGTCCAGGCGTCGAACCGAGCGGCGGACGACCTACGAGAGCACGTCATACCCGACGAGCTCGATCAACTCGGCGGCCTCCTCACCTACTCTCTCGAGAAGCAGCGGTACTACGCCGTTGAAGCCTCGGCCCTCCTCGGCGACGGCAACGCGGACCTCACGGCCCAGGCGGAGCTGGCCGTGCAAGGCTTCCGCAACCCTGAGAACCCCAACTGGGCGTTCGGCGACTTGGCCGGCGCGCAGTGCAACCTGGCCCTCATCCACATCCACAGCGGCGACGTCGACGGAGCCGCGCAGGCTATCCGCCCCGTATTGGACCTCCCGGCCAGTTTCCGGAACAACGGCATCGTCGTCTCGGCCCTGCGCGTCCGCCAGGCCCTGACGACGAGTGGCGCGCGCACCGCTCTCACGGCCCGTGACCTGCGAGAAGAGCTGGCGGTTTACCCGCCCCGACGACCAGCACTCCCCGGCGGGACACAGCGGTAGGGTTCCTGGCATGTACCCGGTCCAGCGTTCCAGCCAGCGCCTCGGCCTCCGCGAACTCACCGTCGATGATGTGGACGGGGTCTTCGCGATCTACGGAAATCAGGAAGCGACGGAGCACCTGTCGTTCGAGCCGCGGACCCTCGAGCAGGTTGGCAACATCGTGGCCCGGTCCATCGGTGCCGCAACCGAAGAGCCGCGCGGCGAGTACGCGCTCGCCGTGGTCGAGCGTGACGCGAACGACCTGATCGGGTTCGGCAGGATCGCAACAGACCCACACCAGCAGCGCGCAGCCACCATGGGCTTCGCGCTGCGCCCGGATACCTGGGGCGTTGGCTACGGCCTGGAAACCGTGCGGCTACTCCTCGGTCTCGGGTTCGAAGACCTCGGCCTACACCGCATCTGGGGTGCACGCTCTCCGCTCAACGAGGCCTCGGCGAAGACCATGTCTGCCGCGGGCATGGTCGAGGAAGGCATCATCCGTGGGCACATCCAGAAGGCCGGGAAGTGGCGAGACTCCGTCGTCCACTCGATGCTCGACCACGAATGGCTCGCCACCCAGGCAGCAGGGTCCTAATCGGCCAGCCACCCACCGCAGAACTTGGTGGCTCGGACGGGCTCACCCCGCTTCTATGACGTCTGGACGGGGCCCGAAGCCGCGCCGACAGCGTGGATGGGAGATCGGCCACTCCGCCGCTTCCTCGACGGTACGCACTGTGCGATTGGCCTTGTCGGGATCCTGGTGGGTAGTCCAGCCACAATCGACTCCATCGAAGACCTCGACCATTGTGACGCCCGCCTGGCGGCTCCGGTTGAGAGTGCCGGCGTTGTAGGCGACGGCCGACTTGGCGAGGGTGGCGGCCTCGGCCCAAGCGCGGACTGGGACGCGAGCGCCGTTGCGGTAGACGACGTGGGTCAGCTTGTGCTCGGCGGCGAGTCTGACCGCCAGATTCTTCGCGGCCTGCTTCGCCGTCATGTTGCCCGCCGCGAGCAGCGGGACCTCTCGGCGGGCAGCCTCCCGCGCCGCCCGATAGAACTGGTTCGCCATTCGCTCGGCTTCCTGGGAGCGGCGCAGGAAATCGGCGTAGGAGTCGGACGCGAGCGACTGTAGGGCGTCGCGGTGGAAGGTGGTCCAGGTGAAGGTCGCGTCGAGGGCGTCAGCGGCGGCTTGAGCGCCGACGGCGTACAGGTGGGGTAGCTGTCGTTGGACGAACTGCCGGGCCTCTTGGTCGACGCGCTGGCGGAAAGCGCGGATCGCTTGCTTGAACTCTTCCAACGTCGCCACGGTGTGCGGTGTTCTCGGGTTGTCGGCGAACTGGGTGAGGACGGCGCGCTGTTTGGCGGCGAGTCGCTGCCAGGCGTCCTCGAGTACCGCCGCGACGCGGCGCGCGCTCTCGTCCGGATCTCCGGGTACCAGCGGGGACCACTCGTACGACACGCCGGTCTACCGGTCCCGGCGAGCGCGCAGCAGCGGCGCGGTCACGAGGTCAATGCTTTCCTCTCGCTCGGCCAGTTCGTCCGGCGCGACCAGGTCCACGAGTGCCGCGATCTGGCGTTCGAGCCCTGCGAGGTTGTTGCTCTGGTCGATGGTGACCACGCCGTCCACCGTCATACGGAGCGGGTCGGCGAGCAGCTTCGCGCGCCGCTCGGCCAGGACCTCGTTCGCGACAGCGCGAGCCGACGTGAGCCGCGCGTAGCGTGCGTCGAGGTCAGAGGTGTCAGTGGTGGGGCCGAGCTGAGCCAGCAGCCAGGCGCGTACTGCGACGTCCACGGGTTGCTCCTGTCCTACGGTGTGAGGCTCGGCGCCGTGGCGGTGCCGAGCCTCACTGGTGATGTGCCGCTACCTACACGCCTGCGCCGGCTGTCTTCGCGGCGCGTCGCCTCGGGGTCTTCGCAGGCTCCGGCTCCGGCTCCGGCTCCGGCTCCGGCTCCGGCTCCGGCTCCGGGGCCACGGTGGGCGTGTCTCCCGTCTCACCGTCCGAGCCGGTCGGATTCGGGGTGTCCTCCTCAGGAGAAGGAGCTTCCCCCGACCACGCGGCCGGATTCGAGATGAGCAGGGCCAGCCGCTCGGGAACCTCCTCCCCCGCCTCCAGTCGGATCGGGCCTTGCTCGGGATCTCGTACGAACACCGTGCGCCGCAACTTCGCCATGACCAGCCCCCTTTAGAAGACCGTCGCGGCGATGTGGATGTCCGGCACGTACAGCACGGGCATCGCAGCAGCAGCGGAGATCGTGGACAGCTGGACGGGGGTACGCGTCTGCACGTGGGTGGTGATCACGATGCCGGGGGCCTCCTCGGAAGTGATGACTCCCTTGCCACGGAGCTCGATCGCCTCAGCGGTCAGACCGTACTGGGTCTCGCCCCACTGTTCGCGGCGGGGCGGGATCATCGCCCACAGCGACTCCGGGGTCGTGCGCACCAGGTTGTCGCTGCTGTCGTAGGCCTGCACGTCGTAGGTGGTCACGGGCGGCAGGTTGTACTTGGCGCGGACCCGGTTGACCTCTTCCGGTGCGAGCATCCCGGTGGGGATCTGCTCGGTGGACGGCGAGTTGTGGAACGCAGCCCGGTACTCCGCCGTGGACCCGAGCAGCGACAGCGCCTTCTCCGAGGAGATGACCCGCTCGGGGCGCGGCGCTCCGATGCTCTTCAGGTACTGGATCCACGCCAGTTCGTCGGTGATCGGGGTAGCCGCATCCGATTGGGACCACGGCACCGCCACCATCGGCCGATTGGCGGCCGGCACCTTCCAGTCCACGTCGAGGGCGACCCCGGGCAGGGACACCACACCAGTGGACAGCATCTGTCCGGCGGCGATCTCCATGGCGGCCTTCGTGGCCTCCACGTGCTGTTCGAGGTCGTCGTAGAGCAGGTCGAGGAACTCGCTGGTGTCCTGACCACGGTCAACGGCGGCCAGGATGATCTGGAGTTCGGAGAAAGGCAGTTCCTGGCCGACCCAGGGCAGCATGCCTTCGTTGATGACCTGCTCGGCACGTCGCCTGGCGAGGGTCGGCGCGGCTTCCCACGCGCGGAACTTCGCCGCGTTGACGCGCCGCTTGCTGCTCTTGGTACGGAACTTGACGTTGTCGATGTTCCGTTCGGCGAACACCTCCCGCGTGAGGAGGTAGTCCTCCGGCGTGGTGATCGCTCGGATGAACGCCTGGATGTCTTCGGGAACGATCGCCTCAAGAAGCTTCTCAAGTGCCATGGGGCTGCCTCCTTACCGGTAGTGGATGAATGCGGTCGTGTTCGCGGCGGTCGGAGGCGCGAAAGCGACGGGCAGCTTCGACGGCTGCACCTCGCCACGCCACAGCAGTGCGCCCGCGGTCTTCGCGAAACCGGGGGTGAACGCGGTCTCGGCAACGAGGAATCCGGCGAGGATCTGGGTGCCGTCGCTCGCAGCGGAGTTGAACGGGGCGTACAGACCAGACGCGGTTATCTTCCCAAGCGGGATGCCGGACTTGATGATGTGGCGGGGCTGGTTCTGGGTGCCCGCCGTGTAGTGAGTGCCTGCCGTCAGCTTGCTGGTGTCGACAGTGATCGTCTGGGCTTCGTGGACGCCGTCCAGCGAAGCGAGCCACGTCCGGTCGTCGGTGACCGTCGTGACAGTGGTGAGGACCTGGTAGTCGCTCACGATGTCTCCCTCGTGGGTGCGGATCGGATTCCTCCCGCACCCGGCGCGAGCTGCAAGGGGCGGTGTCCACGAAATGACGACGGCCAAGCCGCGCCAGGGCGTGGTCCCTGATCAGCCCGACCGGGTTCCGGAAGAGCGTCCACGGTTGGAGGGGCGTGGTCCCACGGCCATGTCTCGTGGACGTGGTCAGTCGCTGATGAGCCCTCGCCGCCGGGCCATTTCGAGCCCCGCCGCTCCGCGCCGGGGTGAAATGCCTCCGCGCTTCGGCGGGCCGCCGGCGGGAGATCCACCCGGAGCAGGCGGCACGGTCTCCCGGGCAAGGCCGAACAACTCGGGGCGCCGCTCCTTGAGTTGCTCAGCGGCAGCGGCGACAGCCGCCTCGTCCGCGTCGGGCTGATCGTGCAGGGCACGGTCGATCAAGAGGACCGCGTCATCAAGGTCGTCCCCCGTCGCGCCGAGTCCGCCGAGGGCAGCACGCCGGATGGCGGCGCGCTCCTTGGCCAGGGCCTGCGCCTCGCGCGTCTCGGCTGACCTCAGCTTCTCCTCAGCGGCCTGCTCACGGCGTTCGATCTCGGTCAGCGCAGCCTGGTCGGCGTCGCGCTTCGTCGTGATGAATTCAGTCAATGCCTCGGAGCTGTCGAACCCGAGGTCGCCGAGCAGCTTCTTCACGGCAGCCCGGCCGCCCTGCGTTTTCTCGCGGGCCAGCAGCCGCGAGAGGTCTTCCTGCGTGACGCCGCCGTTCGCGGCGTCGCCCTCGTCACCGGGCTTGTTGGAGCCGTCGTCGGGCGAGGCTCCGAGGATCGGGTAGATCGGACGCCCGTCACGGCGGCGCCCCACCGGTCCGAGCGGGTTGGGGAGCGAGCGGCACGTCATGCGTGAACCATCCACAGGTCTCCAGCGCCCCCGCGCCAATGATCAGTGTAGCGATCAGCTGGACCGGGCCGTTTCCTTATGGGCCATTCCTGGCAGAGCGGCTGTGGCCTTGGGGGGGGCAATAGCCAGTCGGCCAGCAGACACCTGCAAGTAAAGGCGTGTCCGTACAGTCGTGGGACACCTAGCCTGAGTGAGCGAGCGCCCCGGGCTTGGCAGTGGTGGGCTTGCTTGTCGGAGCGAGAACGGGGGCTGTGCCGGGGCGCGGCCACTACTCTGGGGAGGTGCCGGAAGATCGATCGCGTTGGGCCGCCACAGGCGCCGAACCACAGAGTGACGTCCTCAGCGCCGAACAACTGGGGCGCATCACATCGTTGCATCGCGGGTTCACCTACCAGCACCTGTACGCGGTCGGCTGCCTACTGCGGCTACAGGCGGCGGAGGCCCGGCGCCTGCGCGTGGAACGCGACGAAGACGTGGAAGTCGAATTCGACGACCGCTGGCTCTACCTGCAGGTCAAGACTCGTCGAGGCAACCTGACCTGGGGCGACGTGGAAGGTGCGGTCGACCAGTTCCGCAGCATCCGGGACGAGCACACGGCGGGCCGCCGCTCTGGCACCCCGTACCTGGTCGTGGTGACCAACGCGCGCTTGGGGCCGGACCTGCTCACCAGGATGCGAAAGGCGTCCTGGCCTGTGGACGTGGCGATCGTGGGGCCTGGCAGGCCTCACCCCGCAGAGACGTGGCTGCCGGTCCCAGGGCATGACCTAGCTGCCATGTTGAAGAACTGCACCGACCAGGCCGAGCAGATCCCCTTCGGCTCGCTGAGCGCCGAGACCCTGGTGTGGAAGCTCGCCGCACGTGTTCAGTACGCCTGCACCGGTGCTCACGGCCATGAGTTCGCTGCCGCAGACTTGCCGCAGTTGTACGAGCAATTCGTAGAGGAACTACAGTCCTTCCCGCAGCTGCCCGCTATCTATCGGCCCCGTAGCGGTGAGCCGGAGCTCGCGAACGACGAATCCGTGAGGCTAGTGGTCGGCTTCTCGGGGGCCGGGAAGACCACGTGGGCGGCGAACGCCGCCGCCCACTGCCCGCAGCCGGTGACCTACTTCGACGTCGCGGGTTACCAGGCCGCCTCCGTGCCGGGCGCGCTGGCGCGGGAGCTAGCCGCCCGGCATTTCAGACCCGAGGCAGGTTCCCTGCCAGCCGCCGCGGGCATCGAGGTGCTGCGCGCTGTGCATACCCTGCTCGTCCAAGCAGAAATTGACGTCGCTGTCGTCGTAGACAATGTCCACCTGCTCGAAATCGAGGACGTGCGACTGCTGGTCGATGCCTTGCCGACGGCCCGGCTGACCATGTTGGGGCACCCCCGACCGGAACAGATCCCCCTCGCCGCACACCTCGGCATATCCACCGAGTCGCTGGACGGCTGGGGCACCGACACCATCGCCGCGGTCTTCGACAGCGAAGGCTGCACCCTGGACTATGGCACGGCTCAACGTGTCCTCTCCCTCACGGCAGGCCTCCCCCTGTACGTGCTCAACTCCGCACAGTTGACCCGCACTGCATACGCCGGAGACGGTGTCGCCTTCTGCGACTCCGTGCAGGCCGAGACGCACATCAAGGCCACGGCCCAGGAACTGATCCTGAGGCAGGTACTCGACCACCTCGCGCCACGTTCACGCGCCGTTGCCGGACTCCTCGCGGTCGCGGAGGTGCCTCTTACCGGCACCGAGCTCCAACGGCTCGCGGAAGCTGTTTCCATGCGCCCTACTCATGCCGCGCAGGCTGTGCGTGACCTGTCCGGTTGGGGCTTCACGCAGGACTTCGCTGATGGCAGGGTGACGCTGCACGATGCAGTGCGTCCCGTGGCTTTGTCCGCCTCGGAGGACCTGCCTGATGAGGCCGCCCAGCGGGTACGCGAAGCACTCCTGGACCTTCTGGAAGGACAGCGCGGGTTTCCGCAGGTCGGACGCTGGATGCGTTTGCTCGCCGAGACGGGCCGGATCGAGCAACTGCTCGACCTCACCACGATGGAGGCGTTCTACGAGGGTGGGTACCCCCGCGAGATTCACGCCACGATCGCGCAGACCGCCCAGGATCCGGCCCAGGACAACGGCATCCGGTTCGAAGCCCACAACGCCCTGGCCACCTTGGCCTACTCCGAAGGCGACCAGGAGGCGTATGCCAGTCATGTGAACGTCATGGAACGGCTGGCCGCCCAGAGCAGTGACAGCAGCATCGGCCCGCGGGAGAGAGTCCTCCTGGCCATTCGCCAGTTCATCCTCTACGGCCGCGCCCAGGACACTCATCGCCTGACGGCGGCGTTCACGGCTGGTCTGACTCAAGTGGTGAACGGATCGCGGGAGGAGCGTTCACTGCGCTACAACTTCGCCAACGGCTTGTACCAAGCGCGTGAGTTCGACCGCGCTGACGTGGTGGCGACCAAGTTGGCCGCAGACTACTGCGGTTACCTCGGTCTCAGCCCCAGCGAGCTCACCGGGCCGATCACTGTTCTGGAGGCACGGGTCGACGCCAGCGAGGACGCTGACGACTACAAGCGGCTCGCGGACTGTCTCTCGTTGTCCGTCAGAGCCCGCCGCAGTCGAGGCGTCGTCAGTGGCCCCCAGACCCTTTCGGCCATCCCTGCGATGCATCTGTATCAGCTCACTGGCTGCTGGCGTCAGGCCATCGACTCTGGACAAGAAGTGGCTGACATCTTGATGAACGCCGGCGACATGCAGCAGGCCCTGAGCATCCTCAACCGCCTACTTGCGATGGCCAAGGAGTTCAACCTGCAGGAAATGATGGTTGGCCTGCGGTCCCAGCGTGCGGTCGTCCTCGCGTGGCTCGGAGACATCGCCGCCGCCCGGGCTGAAATCGGCAGCCTGTCCGGCTACGAGGCAACTCCGGATCAAGCCGCCGACATTCGCCGTCAGAAGTCCATCATCGAATCGCTCGCCGCCCAGCAGTCCAGCTGACGGCCTGGGCCCGATCATGCGGCTTGCCGGCTCGGCTGATGCGCGTGCTCGCTGGCACCGCTCGCCGTAGTCGTCTCCCGGCATCCGTGACGTTCAGCACCATCTTCGTGCACTTGTGCCGGTCCACACAGGAGAATCATGCCCGTGAGTGATGACGCGTTGGATTCTCAGGACCAGCTTCTGCTTCAGAATGTCTACGAGTTGATGGGCCAGCGGGGCTCCTGGCCCACTTTTACGGCTGTTGACCTCAAGGCCGACCGTGAACTCGGCATCGAGGATGCCCAAGCCGCGTTGGTTGCAATCGACTCTCGCTACATCGTCCGACCATGGCACGCCCACGGTTACTCGGACAACGATGAAGTGCGGCTCACCCTCCGAGGAGTAGCAGCATGCGAGGGCGGCCTAGACGATCTGGCGCGCCTGAGCGAGTTCGTCAAGTGGACTGTGGAGCTGGAACAGAAAGGCTCCGCCGATCCTGAGAAGGAACTCGTAGCTTCCAGCTTGGACTTCGCGGCGCATCTGGCTTTGCCATTGAACTCCCCTGGTGGAGACTCTGTGACCCCGGACAGCCAGGTCACCCAAGCGCGAGAGTTGATGGAGCGCCTGTTCGTGCTAGCGGACCACCTCCCACAGCTACGGAGGGGGAGCAGCAGGCAGCCAGCCAGTCCTTGGCAGTGGCAGTTCACTGTGGACAGACGAGGAATTCGGCCGTATCGCAGAGTCCATGGAGTCGAGGAGCTACTCGACTTCGTGGATAAGGACAGGGCCAGCGTGAGTCAGCTGCCGGAACTGCAGGCGCCAAGCGCCGCCGCCCTGGCAGGAGCTGATGAGCATGCGCTCCCGAGCACGGAAGATGGGGAGTTGGCCGTCCATCTAACCCTTCTACGTCCCGAGGTCGTCGATTCGTGCGCTGACCTGGTGAAGGCGGAGCGGTTTGACGACGCCATCTTCGCCGCTTTCCGGAGGCTCGAACATGAGGTGCAGCAGCGCGTCGGCAGCCCCGCTATCGGCAACGAGCTCATTACGGCCTCGTTCCGGGAGATGAAGGACCCGATCCGCATCTCAGACCGGGCGCGGGATGCCGACCGACTCGTCGAACTGTTCTCCGGAGCGATAGGCCTGTTCAAAGGCGACCGTTCGCACAAGGATCGCCCTTTGCTCCCCTGCCGATCACGCCGCGAGTGCCTGCGGCTCCTAGCGCATGCCAGCTCGTTGCTGGATTTGCTGGACCGAGATGTCGATCGAGCGCCGGCCGTCCGCGGTTACCGCCACGATCAAGGGACCGCGCTCACCTTGTGGGTCGAGCGGGCCAGCAGTCAGGTGGATGTGTGGCTGGATGAGAAGCACAAGCTTGAAAAGATCAGCTACCAGGCTGGCACCCTGACCGTAGATGTGGCCGGCATCCCTGCGGGAGAGCATCGCATCCACCTGGTCGACGGAACTCGCCAAGGACCGGCACACGTGGTGTGGATCACTATGGCCCCAGGCCAGACGAACTGGTATCGGGTGGTACAGGTGAACATCCCGCTGTTCGGGGATGCGGCCGGGCAGCAGCAACTGGATCTGGCAGGTATGCGGCTTGCGACCCTCGAAGCTGGCGTACCAGGCGAGCGGATCGTGGCAACGCGGGAGACCTACCAGGTTGGTCACTATGTCGCCTGGCATTGGGCTGCCTCCGACCCCGGCGTAGAAGCAACGTGGGTACGCAACCGACCAGGTGACCCGCTGCACAAGGTATGGGACAACAGCGGCGTCTTCGACGGCCAACCGGTTGCCCCTGCCCATCCCGAACGCCTCATGAAGATCAGCATCGAGCCATCGCACCTCTTGCTGCGCGGCCAGAGCAAGGCCCCGCTGCGCGTGATGGGGCACTTCACCGACGGCACCGCAACCTGGACGGCGCCGGTCGATGACCCTCAGGTCGAGTCCAGCAACGGAAAGGTGGCCACCTTCCGAGGCGGTGCGGTCTTCGCCAAGGAACCCGGTAGCAGCGTGCTCCGCTGCCTCCACGCCGGTTGCACCGCCGAGGCGAGTATGGAAATCGCGGCCCACCCGAGTGGCACCATCACTACCTACCTCTCTGGCCTGCCTCCGGTCGCCGGCGTCGCATGGACCCCCAAGGGGCTGGTAGTGAGCACACGAGGCCAGGAACTGTGGCGAGTCGGAACGGACGGCGTCTACCGCCTGATCGCCATGGTGCCTTCTCGCCTACTACAGAATCTCGGCACAGACTCCATGGCCGCCCGCAGCGACGGAGAACTCGCCGTCCGACTCGTTGATCACCCGGGGATTCTGGTACTCCACCACAGCAGCGACTACCGCAGCAGCAAGCTGATCAGGTTCTTGGGAGGGCCCGCTGGCACGCCGATGGCCTTCATATGGGATAACGAGGACCTGATCGTGGCCATGTACACCGGCGCGCTTCAGCGGGTAAGTATGGACGGTACGACCACGCCCTTCGGCTCCGTACAGGGCCAGCCCATCGCCATGTCGCAGTCGGACGAGCGGCTCTACGTGTTGTGTTCTCCCGACGCAGGTGATCCACCCCAGCAACGCTGGAACCGGCTGTGGAGCTTCTCACTGGAGACGCCTGACACAGCACCAGTCGACCTATTGGAAGGACAGGCTCTGGTCGGATTGGGCGGGGTGGTCTGGACCAGCGAAGGAATCACACTCAGCGACTACGAGACAGGCAAGCTGCTCCGCCTCGAGAACGAGAGAGTCAGAAAGCTGGCTGCCGGCCTCAGGAACCCAGGTCAGCTCGCCGTCGCGGAGTCGGGTGATCTCTACGTGGCCGAGTTCGGCGCAGGCGCGGTACGGCGAGTCCTAGCGTGACTCCCGGCAGACACGGCCTGGGATCGATTTCGGCCACAGGGCTGGCGGGCAGGGGCACTACTCTGGGCCCGCCAGTCTTTCGATCGTGCACAGGCGGCACTCTTTTTGCGTAGTCTGGCTCGCTGCACCAAGACCAGCGGATGGGCACGCTTGCGTGCGGTGGACGGACGGAGTATATGGACGAGCGGCTTCGGGACCTTGCCAGGCGGTCCCCGAACTTCGGTGTGCTCTTCCAGTATCAGCCTCTTCTCGCGCTCTACGGCGCCCTTGCGGAGGCTACGGTCTTCAGCAACCCCAACGCCGCTCTTGTCCAGGCCGGCCAATTTGGTGAGGTGCTGGCCAAGGAGCTCGTTACGCGGGTGGGTTTGCGGGTCGATGGAGACCAGCAGGTCGATCGACTGAACGCTCTCACCCGCATCGGTGCCCTCACTCCGCAGGTGCGCAGTGCCTTCGACGAGCTGCGCAGGGGCAGGAATCGCGCAGCGCACCAGCACTTGTTCGACTCGGTCCGTGCCCTGAAGGCCGTCGAGACCGCTCATGAACTGGGCAACTGGTTTCACCTCGCAATCTCAGGCAAACGGACAGTCACCGCCTTCGTCCCGCCAGCTCCTCCCACGGTCGACCAGGGTGTCAGAGACCCTGCGGAGATCGCGAAGGTCCACGCGGAGCTGGAGAGCTACCGCCAGGTCCTCGCGCTGTCCCGGACGAAGCTGGCGGAGACCCGACAGCAACAGGCCGAGGCCGAACGGCGCGCACAGGATGAGGCCGCAAAACTGGTCGAGAGTGCGGCGGCAGGCCGTACCGAACTGGCCTCGCGAATCGAGCAGCTGGAAGCCGAGATCGCCGCGCTGCGGACGGCCCAGCAGCAGGACTACGAGCAGGCTCGAAGGCAGCCGGCGCCGGTTGCGCGCGCGGCGCGCGAAGCGATCGTGGAGCGGGCGCAGCGTCCCAAGCCCCTGAGCGAGGTCCAGGCCCGTGAGGTCATCGACCGGATGCTCATCGAAGCGGGCTGGCTGATCCAGGATCGTGAGGACCTCAATCCAACTGCGGGCCGTGGCGTGGCCGTCCGTGAGTTCACCGTGGCCACTGGACGCGCCGACTACGTCCTGTACGTCGACGGCTTCATCGTCGGTGTGGTCGAGGCCAAGCGGGAGGGCGAGGTACTGAGCCGGGCCCTGGCCCAGAACGATCGCTACGCGCGGGGCGTCCTCAAGGAGTTCCGGCTTGCGGTGTGGCGTGAAAGCGAGCCGTTCGCGTTCCGCTACGCGACAACCGGCGCGGAGACCTACTTCATCAACCGGATCGATCCCGACGCCCGGTCTCGTGAGGTCTTCAGCTTCCATCGGCCCGAGACGATCGCCGCGTGGATGCGTCGCGCGGACGAACAGCCGCAGGCACCGACCCTGAGGGCTGGGTTCCGCTCAATGCCTGAGCTGGAGACTGGCGGCCTTCGCTTGGCTCAGATCGAGGCGATCACCGGCCTCGAGAACTCGCTCGCTGCTGACCGCCCGCGAGCACTGATCCAAATGGCTACCGGTGCCGGCAAGACGTTCACTGCGGTGACGGAGACGTACCGGCTGCTGAAGTACTCACAGGCCAAACGGGTGCTGTTCCTCGTGGACCGGAACAACCTCGCCAAGCAGGCACTGGCCGAGTTCCGCAACTACACCACCCCGGACGACGGCCGGAAGTTCTCCGAGTTGTACGGCGTGGACCGGCTAGGCGCGGCAGGCCTACAGGAAACCTCTTCGGTGGTCATCTCCACCATCCAGAAGATGCACTCGCTGCTGCGAGGTCAGCCGCTGGTCGACGACGACACAGTGGACGACCGCGAGGACGAGGTCAGCGACGCCTACGAAAGTGAGCGGCCGATCGAGGTCGCCTACAACCCGGCTGTACCAATTGAGTCGTTCGACCTGATCGTGGTCGACGAATGCCACCGCTCGATCTACGGGCTATGGCGGGGCGTGCTTGAGTACTTCGACGCTCACCTAGTCGGGCTCACGGCCACGCCCACGCCGCAGACAAAGGGTTTCTTCGACCAAAACCTGGTCTCCAGCTACTCCTTCGCCAAGGCAGTCGCCGATGGCGTCAACGTCGACTTTGACGTGGTGGAGCTCCTGACGGACGTTCACCAGGAGGGCTCCACCATCGAGGCGGGAACCACGGTTCCCATTCTCGAACGGGCGTCGCGGCGACGGCGGCTGGAGGAACTCGAGGACGACTTCGCCTACTCAGGTCAGCAGCTCGGCCGCACCGTCATCGCCGAGGACGACATCCGCACGGTCCTGCAGAGCTACCGGGACAACTGGCAACGCTGGTTCCCCGGCCGCAAGGAGATCCCCAAGACGCTGATCTTCGCAGTCAGCGAGGCGCACGCGGAGGAGGTGCTCAAGCAGGCTAAGGAGGTCTTCGAGCGCGGCGATGACTTCGCCGCGAAGATCACCTACAAGAGCAGAGAGAACGGTCAGAACCCGGACGAACTGATCAACGACCTGCGCAACTCGCCGCGACTGCGCATCGCTGTCACCGTGGACATGATCGCTACGGGTACCGATGTGCGTGCGCTCGAGTGCGTCATCTTCCTGCGGTCGGTCAAGAGCGCCGTTCTGTTCGAGCAGATGAAGGGGCGAGGAGCGCGGTCGATCGACCCGACCGAGCTGCGCGAAGTCACACCGGGCTCGGACGAGTCGGTCCCACCCGTGGCGAAGGACCGGTTCCTGCTCATCGACGCGGCAGGTGTGACTCGGTCACAGCTCGTGGAAGCGAAGCCGCTTCCCAGTGGTCCGGGGATGTCGCTCCATAAGCTGCTCGACAGGGCGGGGTCTGGGGCGATCACGGCCGAGGAGACAGACGTGTTGGCGCGGCGGCTCGGCCGACTGAGTAAACAGCTGACGAACGACCAACACGAAACGATCGCCCACGCTGCGGGCGGCGTCACTCTGGTGACCATCACCCGGTGGCTGACCGATGCCTGCGATCCCGACCGCCAGGAGGAGGTCACGCAGGACCAGGGGCTAGCGGCGGCGCGCGGGCTGATCCGCGCGGCAGTCGCGCCACTGGCCAGCGCCGACCTCCGGAGGGTCATCATGGGAATGCGGCGCCAGGAAGACCTGACGATAGACGAGGTGACCGTCGCCACCATCACAACCCTCCGTGAAGTTCCCCGTGAGGAACGAGCACAGAAGTACGTCACCGACTGGCACACCCTCTTGGACAGCCAGCGTAATGAGCTGACAGCGATCGAAATCGCGCTTGGGCAGAAGCGCGTGGCCCCAGATGCCGCCTATGCAGCTCTTCGGGAACTCGCCGCGTACATAAAGCGACCTCAGTACGACTGGACCCCCCAGATACTGTGGCAGGCGTACGAGGACCTGGGCCGTGCTGTCACCCAGCGCGGCACTATCGCAGGCATCCCGGATCTGATCTCGCTCATCAGGTACGAGCTCGGCGCGGAGACCGAGCTGCGGCCCTACCGCAACTCAGTCGAGGAACGCTTCGCTGGCTGGCTCTTGGGCCAGCAGCAGGCAGGGGCACAGTACAGCGAGGAGCAGTTGTGGTGGCTGGAGCGGATCTGTGACCGGGTGGCCAGCGACGTCGGTGTCGAGGTAGAGGCGCTCCGGCAAGAGCCCTTCACCGAGCGCGGCGGCAGCCGCGGCTTCATCGCCGCTTTCGGAGGGGACGCCGGAACGGCACGGAAACTCTTGACTGAACTGAACCAGGAACTTGCGTGAGTGACAGCGGAACCAACAGAGCCCTTCCGCAAGGCTGGGCGCGGGGACACCTTCGGGACGTCCTCATCACCATCGAGGCCGGAAAATCCTTCACCTGCGAACCACGTCCTGCTGAAGATGACGAGTGGGGGGTCATCAAGGTCAGCGCAATGACCTGGGGAAGATTCCAGGCTGGCGAGAACAAGGCCGTGCCCCTCGGGAGAGCGTTCGACAAGAAGCATGAGATTCGCCCGGGAGACATCCTCGTTAGTCGGGCGAACACGCGCGAATACGTCGGCGCTCCTGTCCTGGTCAGGAACTGCCGCCCCAAGCTGCTCTTGTCAGACAAAAGTCTTCGCCTGGTACCGAGTACAGAGGTCGACACCAGGTGGCTGCTATACCTGCTTTCTTCGCCTGGAGTTCGCAAGTACATCTCCGATACGGCTACAGGCACCAAAGACTCTATGCGCAATATCTCGCAGCAGGCACTGCTGAATGCCCCGATCGACATCCCGCCACTCGCGGAACAACAGCGCATCGTCGACGTCATCGAAGATCACCTATCCCGCCTCAACGCAGCTGAGACATTGATCGAGCGGTGCTCTATCCGTCTGCGCCGGCTCCGTGACACGGTGTCGAATCCAACCTTCGGATACACCGTAGACGTGAGTGCGGACGCCGCTGCCCCTCCGGTTCCAGTTGGCACCATGGACGGGGACTTGCCGCGCGTCCCACGTAACTGGCATTGGTGCCGATTGGAGGACGTAGCCGAAGTTGTCGGCGGAGTCACCAAGGACAGCAAGAAGCAGAGCGACCCCGATCTACCGGAGGTTCCCTACCTCCGAGTCGCCAATGTCCAGCGTGGACGGCTAAATCTGGACCAGATCTCAGTGATCAGGGTTCCGGCAAAGAAGGCGGAGGCACTGGCCCTTGAACCCGGTGATGTGCTCCTGAACGAGGGCGGGGATCGCGACAAGCTTGGCCGTGGCTGGGTATGGGAAGGACAGATCCCAGGAGCCATCCATCAGAACCATGTCTTCAGGGCTCGGGTGCGCGCTGGCGCGATCGATCCCAAGATCATGTCTTGGTACGCCAATAGCTCAGGCCGCTGGTTTGAGCGAAACGGCAAACAGAGCGTGAACCTCGCTTCCATCAGCCTTTCAAAGATCAAGAAATTTCCATTGCCTGTCCCGCCCGAGGCTGAGCAAAAGCGAATCGTCGAGCGTATTGAGGACAATCTATCGGTAATGGACAACGTGACTGCCCTGATTGCACGATCCCGTCTACGATCCGCCTCGCTTCGCCGCGCTCTCCTCGCTCGGGCCTTCTCCGGTCAACTAGTACATCAAGATTCCAACGACGAATCGGCAAATGTGATGCTCACTCGCGTCGCGGCCGAGCGCGAGGCCGCCACCGCCAAGCCCGCTCGCCGACGTGCCTCGCAGCGCACTCGCACCGCCCCCGCCCAGCAGGAGTTCGACGTATGACCACCGCCGCTTCCCCCCAGACCGGTGCACTGGTAGCCAAGCTCTGGAACTACTGCAACGTCCTGCGGGACAACGGCCTGTCCACCATCGAATACGTCGAGCAGCTCTCGTATCTGCTTTTCCTCAAGATGGCTGACGAGATCGCCAACGACCCCTTCGCAGACGACCCCTCCGCAGCACGCATCGTCCCCACCGACTATGACTGGCAGGCGCTCGTCTCCAAGACTGGCACGGCCCTGGAGGAGCAGTACCGCAAAACCCTCACCGAGCTTGCCAAGCATCCCGGCACGACCCTTGGCACGATCTTCGCCAAGGCACAGAACCGGATCACCGAGCCCGCGCTGCTGCAGAAGCTCGCTGTCGACCTGATCGGCGCCCAGGACTGGACAGGCACCGGCACCGACCTCAAGGGCGATGCGTACGAGGGTCTCCTGGCCAAAGGCGCCGAGGACACCAAGACCGGTGCCGGCCAATACTTCACGCCTCGCGTGCTGATCGACGCGATGGTCGAGGTGACCCAGCCCACGCTGGAGGACACGATCACCGATCCGGCCTGCGGCACGGGCGGGTTCCTCATCGCCGCCCGCCAGTACATCCGCAAGCACTACGGCAGCAGCATGTCCCGCGAGCAGCGGCTTGCCATGGAGCGCAACATCTTCGGCTCCGAACTGGTGCCCGGTACCGCCCGCCTCGCCGCAATGAACATGCTGCTACACGGTATCGGTCACAGCGACGGCACATCCTTGATCAAAGTTGAGGACGCCCTCGCCAAGAAGCCATCCCGTCACGCATCGCTCGTCCTGGCCAATCCTCCCTTCGGGAAGAAGTCCGCGATCACCGTGGTCGGCACCGACGGGAAGTCCGAACGCGAGGACATCTCCTACGATCGCGACGACTTCCGCGCCAGCACCACCAACAAGCAGCTCAACTTTCTGCAGCACATCATGTCGCTAATGGCCATCGACGGCCGAGCGGCCGTCGTCCTACCCGACAACGTCCTGTTCGAGGGTGGAGCAGGCGAGAAGATCCGACGTCGTCTGTTGCAGGACTTCGACCTGCACACGATCCTGCGGCTGCCCACTGGCATCTTCTACGCCGGGGGTGTGAAGGCGAACGTCCTATTCTTCGACAAGAAGGCCCCGCGGGCAGACGGCAAGCCCCACACGACCACGACCTGGGTCTATGACCTGCGCACGGCAAAGCACTTCACCCTCAAGACCCGCCCCCTGCGCCAGGCTGACCTTCAGGAGTTCGTCGACGCATACCTACCGAGCAAGCCTCGAACCGAGCGCGCAGAACTTGAGTCGGGACGCTTCAAGCCCTTCACGTACGACGAGCTGATGGCTCGTGACAAGATCAACCTTGACATCACCTGGATGAAGGATCCGGCGCTGGCCGACGCGGACAGCCAGCTGCCGCCCGGAGTGATCGCCCAAGAGATCGCCGAAGACCTGAAGGCCGCACTCACTGAATTCGAGGCCATCGCCGAAGCCCTCGGTGTGGACCCGGATGAATTGGTCAGTAGGAACGAAACAGTTGAGGGTTCCGGCTGATGGGGGCGAACTGACAGGCTACTGAAAGAGACGCATCAGGAGTGCCGGCTGGCGTCGGAATCCATGAAGCGATTGCGGGGGGGTGACCGCCCCCCGTCGCACCGGCTACTCCATCGTCTGACCTCTCCCTCGGCAACGTATTCGCGCACCTTCCTCGCAGCACATCACTCTGTTCCGCGGCTACCGATCAAGGGAACTGCAGCTAGTTCGGGGCCTGCCTCAGGAAGTCCCAGATATGCCCGAACGGCGGTGTTGTCGCCCGTTGCATCAGCGAGCCGAGCAGCGGCATCGAAGGCTCGGGCTTGGATTCTCTCGATCTCCGCTTGGGCGTCCTCAATGGGGTATCCGGCGTCGATGAGCATCCGGACGCCGGTCTCGACGGAGAGCACACCGGCACCGACACCCTTGACTACCTCGTCGAGGACGGCAGCTCGGTCGGTCGGGGTGTGCGGGCCCCACATGAGCCGTGCGGGCAACGACTCCCCAGCGGGCCAGCCTTCAGCCTGTCCGACTTGGTGAAGGCGCTGCACCATGCGCAGCAGCACGGCGTACTTGTGATTACGGACCAGGCGCATGGCGGCAACGAGCGAGTCGAGCGGGCCCAGTGCAAGCTGTAGTGCGTACCCGGATGGTAGGGCGGTCGGGTCGAGGGTGCCGAGGCCAGCGGCGGTAAGACGACTGTTCGCGGCGATGCGGTCGAGGATGTGGTCGACGCGGGCGCGCAGTTCGGCGAGTTGGGCCGACGTGTCGAGGACGTCCATGCGTCCGTTGTCGTTGAGCTGCCAGACCGTTCCCGCCCGGACTTTCACCGGTAGCGGTTGGCCGGTCGCTCGGTCGATGGGCAACCGGGCTCCGGCCAGGCCGATGATCGGCGAGCCGGTGGTGGCCGACGCGCCGGAGCCGTCGGTGTCGGTCGCGGACAGTTCGTCCAGGGCCTGGAGGACGGTGGCCACGGTCGGCTTCCCCCAGTGTTCTCCGCTGGCGGGGATGCTGTTCGTGATGTGGACGACGGGTATGAAGTCCACCATCAGGTCGAGCCTGTCGAGGACTTCACCGTCCGAGCGGACCCGGTAGCGGGCCTTGTGCATCGGCAGGTCGTACAGCAGGTCGGTGTGCATGAGGTCGTCCAGGTCCCATTCCGCGTCGGTGAGGAAGCACGTCCACGGGGAGGGCCGGTTGGGTGCCCAAGGGTAGGTGCGGGTGATGATGCCCGTGTCGGCGTTCCGCGCGTCGCCGCTCACTAGGATCGGGTCGCCGCTGTCGGTGTACAGGTACTCGCGTGCCGGGCTGCCGTCCTTCGCTGCGCCGCGACGGCTGGCCGGAGTGATCGGGCCGAGTTCGTAGGTGACCCGCCGAAGCCTCGTCTTGAGCCCGCGCCGTTTGTCATCGGGCAGCTCCCACGCCAGGTGAACACGTAGCGGGAACTCGGCGCCGTCCTGCTCGCCGTCCTCGGGCCACTCGGGGAAGTACAGACCCGGATCCCAGGTGCGCAGCAGGGCCCGTCCCTTCGCGGGATCCCAGGCCAGGGTGTAGACGGCGTCGCCCAGCAGGATCGCGGTTCGCTCGGCCTGTTGAAGACGCAGCGGCAGCAGCTCCTTCTCCGCCCACGTCCTCAGCTTGTCCTGAACGGCCAGCGCGGCAGCTGCTTCGGCAGTCGGCTCGTCATCGGTGTGCTCCGCACCAGCGACGCTGATGACCTGCTCGGATCCGAGGAGGTAGCCGAGCGCGGTGTCGACCAGCTTGGAAGCATCACCGAGTTCCCTTCGCTCGACGCCCGCTTCGTCATCGCCCGTCACTGCGGCGAACTGGCCGGCCTGGTTGGAGTCGTACGCGGCCAGGAGCCGGTAGGCGGCCAGGCGTCGCAGGTCCTCGTCAGGCACCCAGGAGCGGGTCAGTTCCGCCCAGGTGTTACGGCCCGGCCGCCGCGGGTCGGCCATGGCTGGCTTGTAGTCCAGCCAGCTCCAGACGTCGGTGATCAGCTCGCGCAGGCCCACAGTGCCCTCCAGGCAGTCGGCCCCGCGCCGCATGATCAGGTTACGGCGTAGACGGAGTGAGCTGCCCTCAACCTGACAAATCTGTCACTCAGGCTGGGTAACATCATCTTCCCGGGGAGGGTGGCAGCGGCGCTGACCTCCGTTGTCCAGGGCGGGGACATCTTGACGTCTAGGCGAACGCGGAAGATCGAGCCGGCAGCGTACGACGCCCTGACCGAGGCGTTGGCTCGGATCTACTGGTACAAGCCAGACCTTGCCCGGTTCCTCCAAATCCGCGCGTCGGAGCACCCCGAGCTGGTCAGCGGATTGGACTTCACGAACTACAAGGTCGTCTTCGCAGGGCAGTTCGTGGAACGGCTCAGGGTCGGGGAGGATCGATACCAGGACCTCACGCTCTCTCTCATGCTTGAGATCTCGCAGATGGAATCGTTCCCCACCCTCAAGCGACAGCCCGAGGCCGAGAAGCTGCTGACCCAAGCCAGAGATGCCGTTGCGGACCTCAAGACCTGGACTGAACGCTTCCGGGGCCTTCTTGAAGAACGGGCAGCAGTCGAGGAGCAACAAGCCCAGCAAACCGAGCGCGAAAAGCATCGCCGTGGCTTCTCGCAGCGCCTTAGCGAGCTCAAGGAGGAGTTCCTGCGACTGCAAGTGGACACCGACCGGCAGGGTGCCGGTCGCGCCTTCGAGTCGTTCCTGTTCTCGCTGTTCGAGCTCTTCGACATGCAGCCCCGCCTCGGGTTTGACCTTGAATTTCAGCAGATCGACGGGTCAATCACCTTCGACACAGACGACTACATCCTGGAAGCGAAATGGCTAAAGGGTGCTGTCGAGGCCGGGCCGTTGATGCTGTTCAACGACAAGGTACGCCGGAAGGGGAAGAACGCGTTGGGGCTGTTCATCAGCGTCAACGGCTTCAGCGCAGGCGCCAAAGCTGCCTTCCACGAGGGCACCGCCTTTCTCACTATGGAGGGCACTGACCTGTTCTGCGTTCTCGATGACCGGGTCCGGCTCGACGACCTTCTGTCCCGCAAGAAGCGGCACGCCAACGACACGGGCGACTGCTACTTCCCCGCGCATCTGATGCTCGACTAGCACTACAGGCGGGTTGCCTCACAATGCCGGTGAGCAGCTCGCGCAAGCCCACAGCGCCCCTCCAGGCGGTCACTTACGAGGCGTCTTCTACATCAGGCTTCCACAGTTCCCAGCGCCGCGGGATCCGGAAATTCCGAGCATCCGAAGGCTCCGGGGTCGAAGATTCCGTCATGAACAGCAACTTGCCGGATGATTGGTCCCCAGCGGACAATCCGTACTCGATCGCGCTCTCGGAAGCAAACTGGTGGCGTGCCACGGTCGCCTTGACCGTCAAGCGCATGCACGGTGACGACGTCCAAGTCGGCTGGTTCAGCTCCCGGCAGATCGACGCACGGACACTGGTCGTCGCCCTGCGCCAGCTTCTCGCCGCGGTCAAGCTCGAACGGATCGCCCTCACAGACCTCGGCATGGATCCCGCAGTGATCACCGCACTCGACGACGCCGAGCAGGTCTTCCTTGACGCCCTGCCGAACATCAAGCACGTCCGCGATGGCCTCACTCACTTCTAGGTGGGCCCGTGGTAGGGGCGGCGGGCCGCAGGCAGACGCCCGCAAGGCCGCTGACCCGCGCGACGTAGCCCGCGACTTCTGGAGCTTCGGCTACGACCGGGTCATCGACACCGTCACCATGGGGCCGTTCGCCATCACCGTCAGCGCCGCAGTCCCCGCCGCCGATGCTCTGTGCACTGCGATCTACGCCGCGACACGCGCGGTCGACCAGCGGAGCACGGCCGAACTCCGGGACCAAGCCGTCCAGGCGCTGACCGACGCGACGATTCCCTGTACTTCCCCACAGGGCCCGGTTCGGATCTCGCAGGGCCACGACTTGCGAGTCTGGCTCTCCTTCGAACTCAGCCGCGTTCCGGACGGACAGCACAAGGAACTGGCGGAACGTGTTGCGACGGCGATGGGCGGCGCGGGGCTGCGGCTGACATCGTCCGTGTTCCCGCAAGCGCAGGACACAACTGAACGCCTCGTCGCTGGCGAGGTACTGCGCGTGGAGAGGAACAGCCCGTAGAACGGCAAGTCCCCAGGCAGGTCACCATGGGCCATATCCTCATGGACCGTTTCCTCTTGGGGCCGTTTCCGGTCGTACGTCTGCCCTCGCCAGTTCAGCGGCGGCCGTCGAAACGGTCGTCATCGGTGTCGGTGGGCAGGGTGTCGAGCTGGTCGGGGTCGGCCAGTTCGGTCAGTCCGTGCACGGCGGCGTCCATGCGGTCGGGGCTGTCCATTCCCTCGACCCAGGTGACCATCTGGCTTTCCAACTCGGGGTATTCGCCGACGTGGTGCACGAGCTGCTGTTCGTAGAGCTGGGCCACGGGGGCGGCCCGCAGGCGTTTGCCGACCTTAGCGGTGACCTCCAGGATCATGGGCATGAGAAGCCCCTTACTCACGCCCTCGCGGCGCAGCTGCTCCCATGCCTGGGTGACGATCTGCCGCGCCATGTCTCCGCCGTAGTTCTTCTCGACCACGATGGCGTCGGCCTTGAGTTCGAGGGCGAGACGGCATGCGGCCAGGCCCCAGTCGTTGGCGCCCATCGAGCCGGATCGGTCTGCCAGGACGTACAGCTGCCGGTCGAAGTCGCGGCCGACGCCGATGACGCCCGTCTCGTCGCCGACGGTGGACTCTCCGCCGGCGGGGTCGACGGCGACGACGATGCGCGCCATGTCGAGGCCGGAGAACTGGACTGCGTTGATGCGGGCGGTCTCGATCCACTCCCGCTTCCAGACGCCTCCCTCCGGCGGTCGGGGCTTCTGCAAGTAGAGGGCGGCCCAGACGCGTTCGCCGACTCGCTTGCGGGTCTTGACGTGGTGGGTGACGTCGAAGCGTTCGGGCCACAGCGCCTCGCCAGGAGCCCGGCCGAGCGGATCGTCGGAGCTGTCGGCGATGGCGGGCAGGTCGATGACCCTCCAGGCGTCGCGCTCGGTAGCGAGGATGCGTCCGGCGAGGTCGTCTTCGTGCCATCGGGTCTGAATAAGGCAGATGGCACCGACGGGTTCGAGTCGGGTCTGCAGTACGGAAGTCCACCAGTCCCAGGCGCGCTTGCGCATGGTGGGGCTGTCGGCATCGGCCATGTCCTTGACCGGGTCGTCGACGATGGCGATGTGTGCGCCGCGTCCGGTCAGGCCGCCGCCGATGCCGGCTGCGAGGAGGCCGCCTTCGCCGCCGACGATGTCGAACCGGTTGGCGGCCTGGCTTCCTGGCTTGAGCTGGATGCCGAGGTCGTCACCCCAGGTGTTGATGGCGTCCCTGATCCACCGGCCGTGGTCGTCCGCCAGGTCGGCGGAGTAGCTGGCGATCATCATGCGGTGGCCGGGGTTACGCCGCAGGTACCAGAGGGGTGCCCAGCGGGAGGCCCGTCGGCTCTTGCCGTGCCGCGGTGGCATGGTCAGCATGACGCGGTCGCACCGGCCTGCGGCCATGTCGATGAATGCGCGGTCGATGAGATCTAGGTGAGGGGCCTGCATCTCCCGTCCGCCGGTGAGGACGGCGGCAAGAGCACCGGGTGAGCGGTCCATGGCCAGTTGGCGTTCGGCGCGTGCCAGTTCGGCGCGCAGCCTGGGCGTTGCGGCCCGGGCGATGGCGCGGCGCTGTGTCGGAGGGAGCGTCTTGTAGTGGGTGATGACGCTCGCGTCGTCGCGCGGTGTCACTCGCCGTCCGGATCCGTGAGGGCGATCAGGGCGTCGAGTTCGTCCGCGGTGATGGTCTCGACCTGGACCGGTCCGCCTTCCGGGCCGGACAGCTCTGTTCTGACGGGCATGTCGAGGCCGAGGAGGCGCGCACGGCGCTCCATGATCCGCAGCGTGCGGTCGATGGCAGCGAGGTCCTGGTCACGGACGGCCTTCTTGTAGGCCACGAAGAACAGCCGATCGAGCCGGTCGGCCTCCAGTGCGCGCAACTCGTCGACATCATCGTTTAGTTCCGCTCGGCGGTCGGCCAGCGCCGTACGGACGTCCCGGCACGCGGCGTGGATGAACGCCTCATTGGTGGGCGGGTCCTGGTCCTTGCGGTATCGCTCGATTCCGTACCCCTGCGGGTAGGCGATGCCGTCGGAGTTGACGGTCGGATCGGCAGCGAGTTTGCGGGCGATCGTCAGCCAGTCCACGCCGGCGAGGCGCAGGTCAATGGCGTCCGAGCGGCGGCGCGCGATGGCCGCCCGCGCGGCTTTGTCGGGGCGTCCCACGGCGGGGTTCCTTCACAGCTCGGGTGCGCCCCCCGCGCCCGGTTCCATGATTCCATCCCCCAGCGAGTCCGCCGTTGCGGAGATCGAAGTGGAAATTGACGGTTTGTGACGAACGTCTCCCCGTCGGCTGATTAAGGCGCTACCTTCCCTATACGTCCCGTCGACGGGCGGGGCGGGCTAACCTCCGCAACGGAGGCGCGCAGGTTCCGCTGACCCGTCAACTGCGTAGGGGGCGACTATGCGTGACCCTCCCTAGACGTTGCAAGTGTAGAGATTCCCGCTCTTTGCAGGCTAGGCCTGAAGTCAACTCTCTGTGACTTGGATAGGCCTGCAAACAGAATGCGACTGCGGGAATCGGCGTAAAAAATCACGCACCACGTCGCTGGTGCCGGACGCGCGTGACCAAAAAGCAGGGGCTTCTTCGCGTGTTCGATGTTCCCTTTTGCCCCAAGAGGTGATGCCCATGCCATTTAGGAGTAGAAATTATGCCGCGTTCCGCTGCCGACATTAGGCAGATCGCAATACTTACTGCCGTACTCATGCTTACCTTTTCCCTCTTGGCAGGGGTGGTAGCAGGTTGGGCAGCCATGGCTCTCGGACAAGCGTGGTGGCCGGCCATCTGTGTCGCTGGAAACGTGACCGGCGGCATGGCCATTCTGTTTTTTACAGCAGGCGGCTTCGTCTACATGGCGATTCAGTCTAATCGCACGCTTTGATGCCCTGACTGAACCGGAGTCCAAACAGTAAGTAAGTGGCCTCGCGGTGGACGCACCCCGAGGCCATGGCATAAGTTGTCATCACATCAGCGACATTTGCTCGCCCTGCCCCAGAGTTTTAGGCGGTACGCTCTCTGGCGGGGCCTTTGGGGCGTCGCGGTGAGTCCGCAGCCACCACGCGAACTGATAATTGCGGCAGGTCCGAAATCGGACCGATCGCCGACGAGGCTCGCTTTCGGGGATGCTGTGCTCGCCCCATCCGGTGATGGGGCGAGCGTTGTCCAGGTGCACGTACAGGCCAGGCACGAGGGCGGGTCCTTCCCACTGCTCTCCGGGTGCGCCCTCGAAGGCAAGGTGCGCGTTGTCGCTCCACTTCCACGGGTTGGGCAGCGCGCAGAGGTACCAGGCCAGGGGCGGGTTATGCTCGGGCAGTTCGACGGTTTGGTGCCGGTGGCGGGTGTCTAGGCGGGGTCGGTCGGGCTGACCGAAGCTGCGCAGGCAGTGCTGGTCGAGAGCTACGTGCCGCACGCCTGCCAGCCACATGATGTGGTATCGAGTTCGCGACTCTATTTGGACTCGTATTGCCTGCGACATGCGTTCCCCATTTGCTTCTCAATTGGCGAGAGATCCATTTCTCCCTACTACCAATTTTATCAAATTTCCCACCAATTCCAGATGCCTGCCATGCCGGAATCCGTTCGGGTAAGGCATGTTGAATTCTTCTTCGAATGCCTTCTCGTATTCCTCTTTGGGGAGCGGTATGGGGCGCCGGCAGGTGGCCTTGATGTTGGAGCCGCTGAAGTCGGTGACCTGTACGTCCTCGAAGTAGCGGCAGAGGAGTGGCTCCAGGGTTTCGGGAGTGTGGAAGCGGAGCTTCTGCCACTTCCCTTTGACGAAGTTCATCTCCACGTTGTCGTCATCGAGGAAGCTCATTTTCGTGGTGGCTGTCTGGGAGGTGACCCGCTTGGCCTGCTCGTCCCGCAGTTCGCGGGCGAGGTTGCGTGTGCCCAGGCACACGACCCCGTCCGCCGAGCAGAGGGCGTTGACGGTGGTCATCACCCAGTGCTGGTACTCGACCGAAGTGGTGGCGTTGATGACAGAGTCGAGGACCACCACGTCGTACAGGCCGTTGGTCTGGATGTCCTTGTCGATGTCGCGGATCATGCCCACGACGGCGCGGATGTCGACGGCGTACGAGCCGTCCCGGCAGCGGTAGGGCTCATAGTCGTGGATGTTGAAGCCCTTGGCGCGCAGGTGCTTGGCGTAGTCGCCGTACCCGGCGCCGAAGTCCACGACCCGGTGGGTGGGCTTGAGCCAGGGCGTGACCAGCTGGTCCCAGGTCTCGGAGCCGTAGGCGAGCTTTCCAGCCTTGGCCTTGGAGGAGAACTTGCGGAGCCTCTTGGGCTGCACGATGTGCTGGTTCCACACCGGGGCCTTGCTCTCGATGGCGGTCCAGTCGTAGACGCCGTACTCGCCCGTGAGGTCGGCGTGGAGTTGGGCGGCGTCGGCGGACGTGACGGTCCAGGCGAGGAGGTCGAAGCGGTTGATGGAGGCGACGACGGCGTACTCGGCGTTGAGGACGATGCGGCCCTGGTCGTCGATGACGACGCTCCCCCAGGGGCCGTGGCCGGCGGTCATGTGCCCGATGGCGTTGACGAAGGAGAGATTCTTCCGTTCCGCGACCCGGATGGACTGCCATGGAATCCACGACCAGGCACCGATGACGCCGGGCTCGGCGTAGACGATGCTGGCCTCGGTCTCGACTCGGTTGTGCAGCAGGTTGAACTGGATCTCGTCCTGCAACCTGACCTTCGTGCCGAGCATGACCGCGGGCGTGTGCGTCAGGCCGATGGCCTGGAGGCCCTTGGTTCTCTGGTGGCCCGCGACCAGCGTGCCGTCTGCGTTGAGGATGACAGGCTTCACGACGCCGTGGCGACGCAGTGACGCCTGAAGCCTGACGAACGCCTCCTCGCTGAGGCGGCGCGGGTTGTAGTCGGCGGGGCGAAGCCGGTCGAGTGGGTACGCCTCGTAGAACGTCGTGGTGGGGGCGCTGCTCATGCCGCCTCGCCCTCCTCATGGGCCTGCTGCAAGACGTGCCAGCCGAAGCCGAGGTCGCTGTTCGTGTCGTCCACGAACTTCGTGTAGATGGCGTTGAGGGCTTCGACCTCTTCGGAGGTGATCCGAACCCGCTTGGACTCCCACTGGAGGTAGCCCCACTGGAGGTAGTCGACGGTGGCTGCGGCACCGGTGCCCGCGCCGTCGGAGGTGAGTTCCAGCGTCTCGGGCAGGGAGGTGTCGTCGAGGAGCCGGTCTACGCTCTCGCGGTCGTAGCCGGTGCCGGCCAGGTCCGGGATGTCGGAGAGGATCTCGGCCAGGAGCACGCTGTCGTATCCGGCGAGGTCGTTGGTCCGGTTGTCGACGATGACGATGCGGGCCGCCGAGTCGTCATCGACGTCGACCCAGGTGACGGCGATCTGCTGCCAGCCGAGCTGCTGGGCAGCCGCGTACGTGTGGTTGCCCGCCAGGATCTCGTTGTGGCGGCCCGTGTGGGTGCCTTTGTTGACGACGATCGCGCGGTACTGGCCGTTGACGGTCAGCGATTCGGCGATCGAGGGGAGGTCACCGTTGCGGGGGTTCCGGTAGTACGGAACGAGGTCCTCGGTGGGGACGGCGAGCGGCAGGAGCAGTTCGGGAATGTTGGGGGGCGTCGGGGTCACTGGGCGTCCTTTGTGTAGGCCGTTCCCCGCGCCCTACAGCTAGTTCAGATTAGACGATCACGCCGGGCCGCGGCGGACGCCGGGACGAGGGTGTAGTTGGTGCGTCGGCCGTCGACTGCACACCCATCGCTGGACGTGGTGGATGGCGGCGGCCACCAGCCCGCAAGCCGGGAAGGCCAAGAGGCTGGCAAGAAGGACACCGCCACCGAGCTGTCCAACGACCCAGGCGCCAACGGCTATGACCGCCATGAGCAGGACGGCCATCGCGTAGGCGACAAGGCGTAGAAGGGTGTGCATCACCGGTTGTTGCAGCCGCAGATGCCGGTAGGCAGGCACCAGGAGTCACAGGATCGGCACCACACCGCACCGGGTACGGGAGGTGTCCGGCGTTCCGGCTCTGTGGGCGGTGTCTGCTTGGTGGTCATGCTCCATGTCGCTTTCGTTGTCTGGGAGTTGTGGCTGCTTCGAGTTCCGTGAGGTGCCGGGCGGCGTCTGGATCGGGGCCTCCTGGTACTTCGAGGCCCGGGTCACGTTCAGCGAGGGCCCTGATCGGCGTCCCGTCCCGCTCGACGAGGAGACGTTCGTACAGCTCGCGATCTTCTGGGTGCCCGGCGAAGTCCTCTGCGTTCATGGCGCTCCTGAGTGCACGGGGACCCGCCCCCGGCGTGAGGCGGGGGCGGGTCCGGTCGTGATCGTGGATCTTGGCGACGCTCCGGCGGCTCCGCTCAGGCGCGGGGCCGGTGCCTGGCGGGTAGGGCGCGGGGGATTGGCCACCCGCCAGGCACCGAAGGGGAGTGCCGCATGCCACGGCACGTTCGTGAGCCGGTTCCTCGGCTGAGGCCGCCCTCACCAACGAGATAGAACGTATCACGCATCAGTGTTGGGATCTATCTTCACAGCCACTTCCTCACTCGCTGGCGGTCTTGGCCTCGGCGGCGAGCAGCGCCGCTTCGAGCTCGACCAGACGGGCCGTGACCATGAGGTGAGTGCGCACGTACACCGAACTACCGGCACCCTTCATGAGGTCGGAGGCGGCGATCAGGGTGAGGTTGTATGCCTCATTCAGGGCGGCCCCGTCATTGTCATGGCGTGCCTTGAACAGGTGCGCCGCAGCCTCGCGGACGAGTTCGGCCACGTCGGAGTCGTACTCCTCAAGGGCGTTGGCCGAGGCCGGCACGTCGAACAGGTTGTGGTTGATGTTGCGCATGGTCCGGATGTCGTTCATCACTTTGGGGCTCCATAGAGAAGGGGGCGGCCCCCTGAGGGCCGCCCCGGGACGGACGGGTCAGGCTGCGACGGCGACCGGCTCGGCCACCGCCTCGGCCTCGGTGTCGTCCTCCTCCGGCTCCGCCGGGCTCTCGGGCTCCACGTCGGCGGCCGGGGTGGCCTTGGTCTCCACGTTGGCTTCGGCGGTCGGGGCGGCCTCCGGCTCAGGGGTGGGCTCGGCCTGAGTCTCCGGCTCGGCGTCGTCCGCAGCCAGGTCCACCTGGGCGAGTACTGCCTCGGCCTCGGCCACCAGATCGGGCGCTGCGGCGACGGGGTTGACCATGATCTCGCTGGCGTCGGCGTGCGCCTTCGCCTGACGGAGCTGGAAGCGGGCCTTCTGCACGACGTCCGCGACCCGGTCCATCTGCTCAAGCCGCTTACCGACCTCCCCTGCCAGTGTGCGGGCCAGCTCCATGGGGTCCGCCTTGCCGATGCTGTCCAGCAGCGCCCACATCCCCTCGATGGCGTCGAGGTCGCTCTTGGTCTTGGCCTGCGCGCGACTCCGCTCGGCCTTCTCCTCGGGGGTCATCTCTTCGATGTCGACCATGGAGTCCTGCTTGGCCGCCTTCTCCTGCTTGCGCATGGCGTAGGCAATGTGGACGAGCTGGTTGTCGTTCTTGTCACCCTTCTTCCAGTCCTGGAAGACCGCCTTCTGGTTGTCCTTCGAGAGCGCGGCGATCTGGACGGCGGCCTGGGTGCCGATGTGCCCGAGGTCGACGGCCGCCTGGATCTCGGGGCGCAGAGCGAGCAGGGCCAGGCGCTGGTTGACGAACTGGACCGACTTGGAGAACGCCTTGGCGACGCTCACGGGGGTGGCGCCCTCCTCCTCGTCCAAGACCTTCTTGAAGCCGCGTGCCTCCTCCAGCGGGAGCATGTCCTCGCGGTTCAGGTTCTCGGCCATCGCCTTCTTGAAGGAGTCCATGTCGCTGATCTCGGACTCGCCCTCGGGCAGGAGGATCTTCGCCTCGATGGTGATGTTGTCCGCGAGTTCGTTGGCGCGGAAGCGGCGCTCACCGGCCACGAGCTCGTAACCCTCCGCCACCTTCCGGACGACGATCGGCTGGAGCAGGCCGTGCTCCTTGATCGACTCGGCCAGCTCGTTCAGCGCGTCCTCGTCGAAGGTCTTGCGGGGCTGGTTCGGGTTGCGGTGGATCTGGCGCATCTTCAGGGCGGCGTACTTGTGCGACATTTTGATCTCCAAGAGGTTGGTGGGGGTTTCTTCTTTCCCCCTTCCTTCTGGTTCTATTCTATATGCATTCAGAGGGGAGGTCCACAATTTTCCAGAAGTTTTCGCAGGTCAGACGCGCGAGGACGGGCCCCTCGCGGGGCCCGCTCCCGACTACTCGCGCAGATCAACCTGCAGTAGCACCGCTCCCACGCTCCACGTCACAGCCGACCCGTTTCGGATCGACGACCGCCAGAGCCCCAAGCAAGCCGAGCGCCGCTTCGTCATCCAGAATGACGTTCTCCGTGCCACCCGACTCCTCCAGTCGGGCCAGCACTCGATCCAGCTCGATCCCCACCCGCGCCCTCCCGGCGTTACAGCGTTCCGCCTCCATGACGCGCGGCCCACTTAGATCCCCACACAAGCGAGTTAGCGGCACACATCGAGGCCCATCTGGGCGCCTGTCGCAATCCTGCACCCTAGGAGGCGAAGTGAGGTGGCGGCCCCGCATGCCGAGCACGCGCTTACTACGCTTTACGTTATAGATCTTGCTTCGAGCGTCACCTATTGTCAACCAACATAGACATTGCAGCGCACCGTCTGTCACAGCTGCCCCACAGTGATACTGAGTGCGCACAACATCCACCGTCCACCGTCAGGTCGGGCCTGCCCGCATCACGAGGAGTAGCCAGCACAATGCCGCTCGGCCCGGACACCCCCCTCGCCAGCAAGCTCGCTGTGCTACTCAGCAGGAAGCGTGACACGGACGGGAAGACCCCAAGCACGCGCGCCATCGCCGCCGCCACGGCCGAGACTCCCGGCGGCAAGCCGGCGATGACCCACCAGGTCGTGAACGACCTTCTGAACGGTGTCAAGGCGAACCCATCGAGCGCCCAACTGGCCGGACTCGCAAGGGCATTCGACTGTCCGGTAGCTTACCTACTCCCCGGTTACAACGGACTGACGTCCCTATCGGTCTACGAGGAGTATCAAGACGCACGCGAGGCACTTCGACTCATCCACGACCTGGGCGAAGCCGGGGCTGCCGAACTTCTGGAGGCCGCCCGTGAGATCCGTCTGCGACACGGACACAGCGATCTCAATGTCCCGGAAGTGCCCGAGCCTCTTCCCCCGGCCGCGGAACCACCGCGGCCCGGCCGGCGGAGGCGTCTCAGCTTCACCGAAGCAGCCGAGCGCGCCGTCTCCGACCTGGAAGGAACCTGAACCAAATGGACGGCCTCGTCTTCGGCCTGTGCGCTCTGATCGGCCTGGTGGGCACCATGCTCTCCGCTCGGGAAGCCTGGCGTCAGCGTGACCGAAGCGACTACCGCGTAGCCCGTTTCACCCGAGCGGTGGCTATCGGCATCTGCACTTTAGGCGTCACCCTCGCCGTCCCAGCGGTAGAGGACATGATCGAGTCTGTGACCGGCATGAACAATGCCGCCAAACTCGGGGCTCACATCTGCGCCGTCGTGTGGTGCGGCAGTCTTCAGCTCATGCTCGTGGACTGGTCCTACAACCATGAGGTATTGAAGGCCAGCCTGTTCGCACGTGGCGCCCTGGCAGCGTGTGTCCTCCTCGCGATGCTGCCGCTGTTCATCAACACCACGGACGAGACCGTGGAATTCACGACGGAATACGCAACGGTGCCAGGCGTCACCGTCTACCTCATGGTCTACCTGGGCTACGTGGCGATCACGTGCGGCGAGATCGCGTTTCTGTGCACCGGAATGGCTCTAGTTGCCCGGCGCGGAGGACACGCCTGGTCGGCTCGCGGCCTCGCCCTGTCGTCGATCTCCGCGATCCTCGGAGTGGCCTACGCCGCCAGCAAGGGGTCATACCTGGTGACCCATTACCTGGGCCATCCCTGGCCACTGCGGTACGAGGAGATCGTTTCCCCGCTCTTGGCGGGACTCGCTGTGATCTCACTGATCACAGGGCTGACGATGGCGATGGTGGGCAGGCGGCTCGCATCGCGGGTGGCGACCTCAGCCGCCTGACATGCTGGAGAGCTTGCGCCAGTGGAGGACGACTCGCCCCGGCTCAATGGTCCGAACACCGCGGGCGCTCGCCGGGAAGACCTCGACCTTCTCCATGAGCAGCACCACAAGCCCTCTCTTCGACGCGGTGGGCGCAGTGTTCCACCACTTCACCAGGTCCTTGGCATGACCCAGTGAGAAGTTCGCCATCTGCTCCGCGTACCGAAGACGCGGACGGACGGCCTTGAGGTTGGCCGCGATCTCCCGTTCTCCGGCTACGAGCGCCTCGCTGCTGATCTCGCGGTTGCCGTAGAGCCTCCCCAGCTCGGCTTGGCGGCCCTCCAAATCCTCGATCTCCTGCTTGAGCTCGTCGGCCTTCTTACGCACGGCCTCTTGGGCTTTGGTGATCTGGGCTCGAATGCCGGGCTTGAGGAGCTCCGCCACGACGTTCTCTCCGACGTAGTCCTCCAACAGCCCGGCATCAATCCGGACCTCGCCACAGCCGCCGATCCCCCTCCTGTCCTTCGGGCGACAGCGGTATCCGGGCGTGCCCACATTGGTACGGGCGCCCCCAAGATCCTGTGTGCACTTGCCGCAGGTGCTGCCCCCGCCGGTCAGGAGATAGTCGTACGCCGGCTCAGCGTCCTTCGTGCTGCGAGCCTTCTCCCGCTCGAGAAGGGCCTCGAACTCTTCGCGCGTGATGGCTCCGGGGTGACCCGCGTCGACGAGTTCGCCGTCATCGTCGTAGCGCAGTCCGGCGATCGCCGGATTGCGGAACAGGCGTCCAACCGAGGCGTCCTTCCACTCCCCGCCGAGGGTTCCCCGGTAGCCCTCACCGTTCGCCCACACGGCAACGTCCTGGTTGGACTGATTGCTCAGCGCCCGGCTCACCATCTGGCGGAGCGGGTCCACTTCGTCGTCACGTAGCCGACGACGTGAGGCGTCATCGAAACCGTAGAGCCGTGGCATGCGGTGGTCCGTTCTCGTCTCGTGCGCCCATAGCCGCCTGATCCTAGGCCACGGCACATGTCCGAGCTGTGACCTAGCGAGGCCAACAGACCCAAGGGCTACCAGGTCACTGCACCAGTGGCGTCACCCCAAGCACTTGCCAGAGCGCAGCAGTGGGGACTCTCACCGTGCCGCCCAGTGGGAGCGTCTGCACGGGGAAAGACCCCTCCTTGATCAAGTTGTAAGCCTTGTGAGTGCCGATCCCCAGCGCCCGCGCAGCCGTCACAACGTTCACGGTCGGTGGCAACGCGAGTAGTTCCTCCAGGGTCATCGAACTGACCCCGGCGTCCGTAGCTACAGATGCGTCCTTCGTTGTCATTCCCGTTGTCGCGTTCTCCCCCACGCCAACGTGCCATAAGGATACGCCAACACTGGAGTGTTGGGGCAAGATAGGCATCGGTTCGACAAGGACCGACACAAAAGATCCACATGCCACCACGCGGGGAGAAGCGTGTCAGACATCAGCTACTTCAAACGCTGCCAGTGCAAGGAGCCGGCCACAGACGACGCCGGGAAGCCCATATTCAAGGCCGACGGCTCACCGAAGATGAAGGACATCGGCCAGACCTGCCCCAAGCTCACGCGTAAGGGCCACGGGACCTGGTACTTCGCCTTCGACGTAGATCCCGGAGAGGGGGGCAAGCGGCAACGCGCGCGGCGGGGCGGGTTCGCGACCAAGGACGCGGCGAAGGACAAGGCCACCGAGGTCTACCGCGAAGCTTTCGGTGGCACCGACGTACTCAGCGATGCCACCGTCGGGGAAGACCTGCGGTCCTGGCTCAAGCGCAAGAGGAGCCTGGCCCGTACCACCCGCCACGGCTACGAGGAGCACATCGACCTCTACCTCGAACCGCACCTCGGTCACGTCAAGCGACGTGACCTCAGGCTGCGCCACGTCGAGGCCATGTACGACGCCATCGAGCGCCAGAACGCCTTACGGCTCATCCACCACGCCCAAGTGGTCGAACTGCAGGAAGCTCGCGACGCCGCCTACACGGCGTGGGTGCGCGCCGCAGGCAAGAAGGAGGAGCGCCGTGCCGCACGCCGCGCCTACCTGGATGCCAACGCCGCACTGCGGGAAGGCCGCAAGGGCATGCGGAAGATCACCAGCGCCGCGACGATGCACCGGATCAACGCCACCCTCAGCTCGTTCCTGGGAATCGGCATCAAGCGAGGCGAGTACTCAACCAACTGGGCCCAGTTCGTCGAGCTTCCGGCGGCCAAGCGGCCCAAGCCGCTGGTGTGGACACCAGAGCGGGTTGAGCAGTGGAGACAGACGGGCGAGAAGCCAGGTCCGGTCATGGTCTGGACCCCCGAGCAAACTGGTCAATTCCTGGACTTCGTGAGCGACGACCGGCTCTACCCCCTGTGGCACACCTTCATCTTTCTCGGCCCTCGACGGGGTGAGATGTGCGCCCTGCCGTGGCCGGAGGTGCATCTGACGAGCCGATGGCTCCGCGTCTCCGCCCAGATCGTGGAAGTCGCCTACCGGCTGTACGGAGAACCCCCGAAGGCCGACAGCGTCCGCACGATCTCCATGAGCGCGGAGTCGGTAGAGGTGCTTCGCGCCTGGCGGACCACCCAAGAGCAGGAACGGACCCAGTGGTCCGGCGTACGGGCCTGGACCGAGTCGGACCGAGTCTTCACTCAGGAGAACGGCGAGCCGTACCACCCAGACTGGATCAGTCGACGCTTCAAGCGGCTGGTCGAGTTGTCCGGGCTGCCGCCTGTGCGCCTGCATGATCTGCGCCATATCTCCGCCACGCTGTCGCTGCTTGCGAAGAACGACATCAAGGTGGTGCAGGAGCGGCTGGGCCACAGCTCCCGTCAGATCACCTCGGACACGTATACCAGCGTCCTGCCGCAGCTGATGACCGCCGAGGCAGAGTCGACCATCGCCACGGTGCCCCGCGCCGAGCGCAAGGCCGGCCGCAAGAAGGATGAGGAGGAGGCTGAGGAGCCCTTCAAGGACTCATCCGAAGGGGACGACTCGGCCCCTGATGAGGGCCCCGCGCAGGCGGCGTGACCCTCTGGCCCCTGGCTGGCCCCTGGATCATGATTCCTTGATCCACTAGAGCCGCCAAGATCCCTCAAGTCACCCAGCCCCCAGCTAAGTTGCTGGTCAGAAGGTTTCTCCTCGCATAGCGAAGAGTGGGGCGGGTGGGACTCGAACCCACGGCCGACGGATTATGAGTCCGCTGCTCTAACCGGCTGAGCTACCGCCCCGTACGGCGTGTCGCGTACATGTGTGCGCGCCGTCTGCCGCAGCATAGCCGCTCATACGATCTCCTGCTTCGGATGGTCGGCCTTCGCATGCGCTTCTTGACCTTGAGGACTTCGGCGGCGCGCACGCGGTTCCCCCGGACATGAAAAAGGACCCCGACGGGGTCCTTCCTCACTGCTCTCCCGACTGGACTCGAACCAGTAACCTGCCGGTTAACAGCCGGCTGCTCTGCCAATTGAGCTACGGAAGATCGAAGCTCCCCCGACTGGACTCGAACCAGTAACCTGCCGGTTAACAGCCGGCTGCTCTGCCAATTGAGCTACGGAGGATTGCCTCGCTGCATCGAACGTACCTCCCTGGGTATTCGCCAGGGGGCGTGCGCTCGCTGCGACACATACATTAGCGCAAGCAGGGGGGTGCTCCGCCAATCGGTATCCCCCGCGCCCGTCGCCCGCGCAGGGCACGCAAGGGACCGACGCAGACGTAAGGGAAGGGTGGCCGCCATGCGCTATCGGCTCACGTTCTTTGCCGGACTGGCCCTGGGCTACGTACTGGGCACCAAGGCCGGACGCGAACGCTACGAGCAGTTGAAGAAGTCCGCGCGCCAGGTCGCGCAGAACCCCGCGGTGCGCAACACCGCCGAGTCGGCCGCCCAGCAGGGGCGCGTCTACGCGGGCAAGGCGTACCACGTGGTCAGCGAGAAGGTCGGGGACCGTGTCCCGGACCTGGTCGCCGAGCGGGTGCGCTCGCTGCGTGAACGCAACGCCAACGGCTCCGCCGCGGACGACTGGGGAACGAGCAATACCTAG